GCTAACAAGCAAGGAATCATAAGAACTCCAAACCAACCAACATAAATGCGGTTGTTTGTACTTGTAACCCACTCACAAAACTCACCCCAATTAGCTAGCAGACCTTGCTCTTTTCTTTGAAGAGTTGTCATCTAATTAATAGAACGTTTTTGTTTGCGGTATTATTAAGACTAATTATAACCCCGTTTAGTCTTGGTCAGGGGGAAGATGAATGTCTCTTTTTCAAGACACTAATACTATATATGAAGTTTTGTATCTTGTCAAGCTGTGTGTGCCAGTTATCAACCTGGCTTATTATCTTGCCACTCTTCTGACCCTCCACCAGGCCATGGTGAGTGCTTCTTAATGTAATCTACATCACTCTGAGCATTCTCTGATCCACCAACGTGGAAGGGATTGTTTCTTGCAGTAGCAATCTCGTACATTTTCTGATGTATATCTGCTGCTTCTTCCTCTGGACGAGGGTTTTCTAAATCTTTATTTGTTGCCATGGGCCATGAATCATAAGGGTGTGGTACATCATCAAACCATTCATCTAATGGTAATCTGTGTAGTGGTTTCTTCATCCTTTGTAGTCGTGAAAGTCTAGTTTCATAACAGGAGGTTCCTCAAAGAGAATGTCACCACCCTCTTCTTGCTTCTTAGCAAGTTGTTTCTCATCTGTTTCCCAGAGTTCTTCTATTTCTTTCATCGTCTTACAATTGCAGGTACATCTCCATCATTGTCATCATCCTCGTCTTCCCAAGGGTCATCGATAGGACCATTCTGTAATCTATTTCCTAATGACTGATAGAGTGGATCATTAGGTTGCTGTGGTTGTCTGTTAAAGTTTACGACAAGTAACTGATCACCTGATTTAACTTCTTCCATCTCAGGATGAGGTTTATAATTAGGTTGTTCTTTAGGGGTATCCATTGCTGTCCATCCTTGTGACATTAACCTGAATGCTTGATAAAAAAGCACTGCTGATATAACAATGAATAAAAAATACATTAGTCTTTATTTGAAACCCACTTACCGTTAACGAATCTCTTCACCTCACCTCTCTTTAGTTTAGATTCCTTTGCTCTAGCAACAAACTGTTTATAGGTAGGGCTATCTTTAGAATGTCCGACCTTCTTCTTGCCGTGCATCATTCTATCTTTCTTATACTTTAACTCTGCTTCCTTCTCTTTCATCCTCTTACGATTCTTTTCATCATCGAACGTGTCTCCATACTTCTCCCACAGCCATGGTTTAAACTTGGCTTGCTTGTCAAAGATTTCTGGAAGAAAGTTCATATTTGAAAAGTATCTTGTAGATATTTATGCATCGTAGGCATTCTCCTTGCAAGTTGTTTACGTGCCTTGTTAAGAGCGATCCAATTCTCTACGGTGCTCTGTGATATCGTCTGAGGATATCCAAAGTAATCATAGTGACGCTGATTAATATTAGTATACCCTGATCCTGTTAAAATGTAAAGTATAGGTGACTGATCATGTGGTACTGGGTCACCATTTATCATGAGGAATCTTACAAAATCATGACTGTTGATACTACTAGCATCATAATGTGTATCCTCTGTGACCTCTCTCCAGAATTCAGTGTCCCTTCTACCACTATAATAATAGTGTGCCTCTACAAACTCTAACCAACCATCAGTATGCTCTGCCATGTTGTGATTGTATAGGTCACGAGCAAATTGTCCTGGTCTTCCCTGTCTTAGTTGATCTATAAGTGCAAGGATACCATGGTGCACACCAAATAATGATGTAGACTCCAGTGGTTCAATGAAACTATATGATAAACCAATCTTCACACAGTTTGACACCCATGCTTCCTCGTATCTACCATTCCTAAACTTAATTACTCTTGGGTCAGTGAATCCTGCTTCATGCTTTGCACCCTCTACACTCTTATACTTACTGGAGAATACATATCCCTCTGAAATATAATCTAACGTAGGGATAGTCCACTTCCAACCTGCTTCCATACCCTTAGCGTTGGTGTATGGTACCATCTCTTTATCTTTATCTACATACTCTCTCTTCTCTACGATAGCAGTGTCTAATTTAATAGAGTCAAATGGTTTCCATTTACTCTGAGCACCACCTAGTGTAGACGCTTGCCCAGTACAGTCGATAAAGAGATCTGCATCAATCTTCGGTTCCCGCAGGTCAGTCGCTCCTCTCTCCACAGAGACAGATTGTATTCTTTTTCCGTTGTAAGATACGTTGCCAACTTTACTATGCACCACTCTAACATTACTACAGAAAGTTTCTTGTAGAAAGGTAGCGAATTTAGAGCCGTCGATATGGAACGCTCTGTCTTTAGAAATATCATAGGGATGAAGCAAGGAATCATTCAAAGGTATCTTACCTGCGTCGGCCACTGTAACAAAGGGCATGAAAGTTTCAGCGAAGGAAGGTAAGTCCTTTGGATAGAATGCTTTAGCTAGCATCCAGTGATGAAACTTAGGATCTTGTACTATATTCTGTCCGTTAGGATAGTGGAAGACATGATCTTCACCAGCAATATTCTCAAACCTAGAGGACATCTTATAGGTTGCTCTCGCAGCAGGTATGAACACCTCATCAGTTATACCCATGTATTGTAGGTACTGGTTGATGTGTGGTGTAGTTGATTCACCCACTCCAATAGGTTCATTACCTACAATGATAGTGATATCATAGTCTGGGAATGTCTTTGCTAATGCAGCAGTTGCCATCCAACCAGCAGTGCCACCTCCTACGACAACAATTTTCATTTTAAATACTTCTCATACTCATGTAGTACTTTATCTTGAATCATCTGGTAGTAATTACCACCATACTCTGCTACTTCGTGGTTCTTGAGGTTGTCCTCAGTAGGAAGCATGTCCTTTATGACATTTCCTTGTACTATATTATGGCAGAATTCATATGCTTTCCTATCAATAATATACTTTGACTTGGCAATGCAACTGAGACAGAGTTTCCTCTCCTCTAGTTTACCATCATCTAAACCCCAGTCCTCGATCATAATTTAATCCAATGGCCTTTCCATTCTTCTTTGACGTTATCATAACCTTGCTGAGTAAGAATGTCAAATGCAATTGTAACCCTTTGCTCATCTCCCTCATACCTATCAGTGTAATGCTCTATACAACTAGGAAAGATAGTTAGTTTACCTACCTCATTCTCTGACCCATATGATTCACCACCATAAGGTTTATTATAATATGTTTTGGTACCATCCACCTTAACACATACATGACCACTAAGGTAGGTGTAAGGATCATTACCATGTCGATGTGGTTCTATCTTTTCTCCCTTCCTCATTACATTAGCCCAACACTGTGCATATATTTCAATGGGTGGCAACCCTAGTTGCTCCCTAAACATATCGTGTGACTTCTTAATACCTTCCTTGATATGAACAGCATCAGTCCAGGTCAACAAATTGTAAGTGTTAGACCTGGACGTTAAGGAGTTTGGTCCCAACTGAGTACCCCAGTCGTCTTCAAACTCTGTGGAAGAGATTATCTTCTTCTCTTGCCACATTATTTCATTCTGTAGACCAGTTAATGATTGTTCTATACTATCTTCACATATAAAGTAGTCCCAATAGGGAGCGAAGGGTGTATAGGTATCACCACTGGTGAATCTAAGTATCTTCATCCAAAAGTTATTCCAATAGCAACTATTAAACCAAACTCAAGAAGACCGTGAAGTCCTGCTGGTATAGTTATAAGAGTAGATTCTATCGGAAACATTGTTAGCTAAAGATAACCCCGCTTAACACTGGACTGTAGAGGGTCCACGCTGCAAGGATGGAAATAAAAATTAATTGAGGCATGGTAGGTATTAATAACTACAATACTATATAGGTATTTTTACTCTATGTCAAGCCCCTGTGGGTACTGTCGCAGGTTGCCATACTCTGACACCCTTCCCACCATCGTCATCATCGTCATCATTATTGAATGCACGAAGGACAAGTTCGACTAAGACTAAAGCAGCCATGGGATAAAAAACCCAGAGGACTGCTACAAGTGGTGATATTGTATCTGATGCGGCTGTAAAGTCGCTCATTGTTTTGTGTTGTTATGTTAACATTTATGAATAAGTATTTATACTTTTGATTTTTTAACCAAAGTATTTGAACTTAGTATAGAGTGCTAAACCAATCCAAAAGAGTAACATTGTTGCTCTTCCGTTTGCTCTCCAAAAGAGATCATAGGTTCCTTGATTTCCCATTAGAATATACCTGGAATAATCTGACCTGTGGTGACGTATGCTCCGACTGCTGCTACGAATCCTAGCATTGCCATCCATCCGTTAAACTTTTCTGCTTCTGGTGTCATTTTCTTAGATTTAATAGGGGTAGAAATTTAAAGAGACCTGCCTCGACTAGGCAATCCCTGGTATGATCCATCCGAAGATGGCATAGTTATGGACTGCTGCAAACAAACCAATCATCGCTAGGCGACCATTAAGTCTTTCTGCATTCTTCCAGTAACCATCGTAATTTTCAACGTATTCCATCTGAGGCTCGGAAGCAAAGATGTTTTGCTTGCCGTACTCAGTAACTGTATTACGTCTTGCTACTGATTGTGTCATTGTGTTTACTTTTGTTAAGTAACGTAACAATATTATATAGCAAAGATTAAATTTCTGTCAACCCCTATAGGTATGGTTACCCACACCTCAATTAATCATCCTTATCAATGCTATCAGTAAAGTTAATGTCATTGCCGAAGGTGATTACGTCAGATCCCAGTCCACCAGGTAATCCACTACCAATTGATACTGTTTCTGCTGCACCAACAAAGTCATCTGTATTGATGGTGATATTCTCATTAAACTCTACTGCTCCACCGAGAGTAGGGTCTGGGGTGAATGTAATCTCTGGATTACGCTCGGCATGTGCTGTCCTCTTACTAACTGACTTAAGGCTAGTGTATGCTGCGAGGATATCCTCTAAGTCTTTCTCTGTAAAGTCACCGTCCAGTGCAACTGTTAGTGCTTCTTTTACTGCTGTTACAGCAGTCTGTAATTTTCCATGTAATCCGCAAGTCATTTACTTTCTCCGTAGTGTGTGTAAGTGGGTGATGATCTCGTCTCTGATCCACATCAGTTCATTATAGCACTTTTGGTTGTGTGCACAAGAGCGTAATGCATCATCAGGTTTATGGACAGACTCAAGCATAATGTCGAGTGCTCTATTCCATAATTCATCTTGAGGTTCCTTAGGTATGGCACCTTGATCTTTCATAGCTAGTCGGTACTGTTGTAACAAGTATTGGTAGTAGGTTTCTTCAGACAAATGAGAACCACCCTGTGATGATTTGTTTTTCAGATGTATGAGAGACCCTGCCCTTATGGAAGTGTGTCCAGTCAGCAGGCCATATAACAGTATAACCTTTCTTTGCTGGAATGTAAAGGTCTTGATGATACCATTCGGTACCACCATCAGGTACATCATTAAGATATGTCATAAAGACTAGGTGTCTGTATACATTACCTGGTAGAGGACTTAACCTTTCGGTATGCCACTCCTTAAACCCACCACCTTTAGGGTAGCATTGTAGACTCATTGGTTCAACCATTTGAAACCTAGAGGTCTGACAGAAAGGAAATCTCTCACAATAATCATTTAATACCCCCTGTAATGCCTCTCTATACTCCTGTATGTGGGGCATTCCAATCTGATGAGGGATATGGACATCCATAGAGTCTTTTAGATCTTTATTAACACCGATCTCTCCTTGGTCATACACCTGACCAGGTGTAACAGGTAGGAATCTTTGATTGTCCCAGAATTCTAATAGACCATCACATATTTCGTCTGGTATCTGTCTACCCCACACAAAATCAGTACGTCTCTCGCAGAATGATCCTTTATATGTTACTAATTCAGTCACGTTTCACCATCCTCTTAATAATAGGATCACCCTGCCACAACTCATACTTAACTACATCCACATGTCCTCTTAAGTTATAGGATACAATAGTCCTTCTCTTATCAGAATTATTCTTAAGAGACTCATGAATAATAGTAGAAGGAAATATAACCATACTACCTTCTTCCACTGGTGGTATGTATAACTCTAAGTTACCATTCCAAGGGTTATTAAATGGTGAATAGAATTGGGTACCTTGATGTACCATTGGGTCAAACTCAACGTATATAACTGACGACCATCCACTGTGTCCATGGTTGTGACACCCATGATCTATGCCTGGATTCTGATACTGATACCACATGTCAGTAAACTCCACCCTTCTCTGGTCAGTGAAGTCTGCTAGGTATGGTTT